GCAAGATCGCCAAAGGCATTAGTAAGAGAAGCATTAATTTCTGAAACTGCTTTAGCAACTTCTTCTTTAACTTCTGAAACGGCGTCAACCACTGCTTCTTCTGCTTTCTCTACTTCTACTGCTGCTTCTTCAGCAACAGGAGAATCTGCACCGCCGTCAACTGCTTCTGCTACAGGTGCTTCCTCAGCAACTGCAACTTCTTCAGCAACTGCAGGAGTCTCTACAACTTCTGCTGGTTGTGCCTCTGGAGCAACCTCTGATTTTTCAACTACAGCGTCTACGGCTGTTTCTGTTGATTCTGTCATGGGATTTACCTCCTTAGTAATCTTAATTGTACTAATGCCTTTAGCACTATCAACTAAGAATTTTATCATTTCTGTATTTTCTTTATCATTCTTTTCTACGAAACCTATATTTTGCATCTTATTACCATTGGTTGGACTTACTGCTGATTCAGCGTCTGATACCATTACGATACCGCTTTCTGAATCCCAAAATACGTTTTCAACTTCTGCTTTTGATAAATATCCACTAACAACATTTTGTCCATTTACTTTTTCAATAGATACAATGTTAGCAAATTGATTTGCTGGATTATCCACTAAAGAAAGTTCATGTAGTTCATAATTCTTAATTACACGGATTGACTTATCCATTTTTTCATCATAGGCATCATCCCATGTCTTAATATTTCCACCGATTGAAAAACCAGTATAGGTTCCATCTAGAACCTTTTCCCATGCATCTTGTGCACCTTTTGAAACGTATGCAGATACATAGACTCCGCTGTAAAATTTCTTGTCATTTGGATCAAAGTACTTATCTTCTTTAAATGAAACAATTTTTCCAACTGCAGATGGTTGGTGCATTTCACGAAGGTTTCCACGGAAGTTTTTAAATGCTTCAACGCTGGATTCTGTTGTTACAATATCGCCCTGCTTATCAACATTGTCAAGCGTTGCAAATCCTGACACCATACGGCGTTCAATGTCTACTTTTCCGATGGGCATTGAGAGACGAACATTGTCACCTTCAGTTACCCAATGAGCCTTATTTGTTAACATAGCCTTCTTATTATAGCATTTGTTTATAAGGTTTTCTCAACTATTGAGACGCTCTACCTTCACCCTGTGGATTACGTCCAGATACTGTAGTTGTTGAATCAGAATTGTTATTTGTTCGTTCTGCATCTCTTTGACGTGTACCCGCTAAGTTTGCTCTAGCATCAGTTGCTTGTCTTGGAGACATAACAAACGGCTCATCGCCATCTGCTCTTTGTGGCAAGTCTAACTTTTCACGAGCCTCATTTGGAGTCATAACCTGTGTCTTTACATATCTTTCAAGAATCTGAGATTGTGCAATTTCGTCAGTCAGGGTTAGTTCGTTAAACTTTAGTTCAAGAATATCTGTTTTTTCTTTAATAATCTTATTGACAATTTTTTCAAGGTGTCTCTGTGCTGGACGAGATACTTGTTCTTTAAATGTACGATCTTGTGACAGTGCTGCTGCAATACCGCCAGAATCTGCGCCACCAAGTTTAGACATTGGAACTTGATGAGCAATTAAAATATCATCACGGTTTTGCTTGCGATACTCTTTAAATGAGCCATCCTGAATACCATTTTCAATTGGTTCCATCTTAAACTCAACTTTATTGGTATCAGTATCGCCTGGAAGTGGTATGTATAGGGTTCTGTGTGACTGAGCCTTTAGTCCAGTCTGCAAGAATCTAAACATCTTATCTTCTGCATCCCCTGAAAGTTTTGCTCCTTTAAGAGTTACAACATATCTTGGAACAGCCTTGTTTTCAAAGTAATCAATATTATACTGAGATGCAAGTTGATCTCCTACTAAAGATGGCATTGCTGCAATAATGTCTGGAATTCCATAAAATGTATTTAATGGAGAATATTCTTTAAGATGAATAATCTCATTAGGGCGTGGATCTGTTCCCATTGGGTTTGGATTCTTTGCAGCAAAGTTTCTAAAGTAAACAACCTTTTGTCCAATAATTTGAACAAATCCATCACGAAGACGACGAACACGAACAGTCGTTGCTGGAATATGACCAACATATCCAATTTCTCCAGTTACAGTTCTTCCTACTTCAATAAATCCATTTCCAGTAGCCTGAAGATCTGTGTAAACTTTTTCCATTGTTTTTGTAAAACTGTCATCATCATTAAGGTTTTCTAGCCAGTCACGTAGTTCAATCTTCATTCTTTCAATGCGACGACGTGCACGATCAACTGCTGCTTGGTCATCATTGTTTTCAAAACGTAGCATGGTTCTATCGGTAACGTCAAATCGGTATCCAAGACCAACAACGTTTTCTACCTTAGCATCAATTGCAGCATGATTAGCAAAAGATGTGTCATAGAAGTTAGCCAACTCATACATATTATATGGTGGTGTGATTACATCAAATAGACCATATCCATTACGATATACGGTTCCAGGATTAATTTGTTTTGATCCAGAGTCAACTCCTGATGGAGTTACATTTGCAGCATTTAAATATGCTTCATTGCCTTCTGGATTAACATACTTTGACATATTGCGAGTTGTTCTACGACGGAAGTTTTGATCAAGACCGTCATAATCTTTTAAGTTTTCCCAAGGCTTGTTAAATGGATCTTGAGACTTAAAAATATTTTCATCACGCTCTTGCGTGTTTAATCCTGCACGTACGTATTCTTGATCAGCCATTTTCGTATGAATCTCTTCCATGTTTGTCTAGTGTTTGCTGCGCTGCATGCCAGGCACCAAGGTCGTTCATTGAAGGAATAAGTCCAGCGTTAAGTCTTTCTTTTTGTTCTGAATACTCTTCTTCACTAATTCTATGTAGCCCTGGAACAAAAACTGCCTTACCTTCGCCATCATCTCCGTGAGATATTGCTGCGCTTCTAAGTTCAGAAATCTTTGAAAGATCTCCACGTTCAGCAGGTATATTTAAAATTGAGCCCTCATCATCTGTAAACCACTTACCATTAGACTTCTTATATACATAAAGACCCCAGTCATAGTGCTTTTCAATGACCTTGCGACGTACATTTTTAACATAAGGCTTACCAGTTTTTGGGTTTATTAACGATTCCATAGCCATAAGTATAGCAGATTATACTGGTGTAGAGACAGTCGTTGACCATTCTATTTCTGTATATACCTTTAATTTTTCAGGCTGATATATCAATCCTTCTCCATCATCAACGATAATCTTATTTGTTCCAATATATGTTTTATAAATATCTGATGGATTAATTCCATAGAACTGGGATGATCCAACAATAAGCATTCCATCCCATGTAAAGTTATTAAACCAGAACTGCCAGTCAAACACTGTAACTCCGTCTGTTAAAACCTTAAACCATGGTCTAACTGTTCTGCTTTCAACTTCCTGCAAACTACTTGCCTGATAGTAAGCAATGTTATTAAATATGGCTGGGCCAGTAATATTTATGCTACCAAGATATGAGTCAAAGGTTAGAGGGGTTAAGAATGAAATGCCAATCGTTGACCATTCTTTTATGGATAAAACTGGTTCTCTGACTAGGTTTCCATTTAAATAAAATGAAAGACCATTATATTCAATTCCGTTTTGATTTAATGCAAAGATTTTTCCTCTATCACCCAAAGAACTGTTTGCCTGAAGGTAGAATTTGATTGAGCCACTCTTGTGATTAATTTCAAACAACTCTGTTGGCGTTAAAGGAAATGTGTCTTGGTCATATCTAGTCCATAGTTGCATGGCACTTACCCTATAGTCTGTTGACAATTCTTTATTTATTGGTAAGGATAGTCCACGATTTTCTAATATGTTAAATTCTCCACGAACCTCTACTCCAGAGTTTTTAGTTAAATATAGGTATGGGGTGCTTTCTTTATAAATACTAAATGGATTTTTAGACTTATAACTATAATATATTCCATTCTTTTTATATGGAACTAGGTCTACACCAAACCTTGTGCCAACAGGATTTGAAGAATTATCATTTAGTGCTTGAGACGCTAGTTGTAGTCTATTTAATAAAATTGGCTTACTTAAGATTCCACGGCTATTAAATTCAAGGCTATAAACTATTGCAAGGTCATTAAAATCTATAGTTTTAATTGGATAAATTAAACTATTATTTAATACCTCAAATCTTGTTGTTTCCCAATCTTCATACTCAGATACGTCAATAATTCTATATTCGTTTGGAGTTTCTTGATTTACAAAATCTGTTGGAATGTTTGCCCCATCAATTAAATATTGAAACGTAACAAAACTTTTTATTTGTGCACCAGTTGTATCATAATACATTTGTGTAGATCCAGAATCTTCTGCCAACTCTGATGTAGTTGGATATCCTATGTTAAATTGTAAAAAGTCTAAATCGTAGAATTTTTCTCCTTGAGCATTTTCTACAAACTGTCCAAAATATGAAAGCGGTAGATAGTCTTGCCAATATCCAGCAACGCCAATATCAAGAAAATATTTTTGATATGCTTCTGATGGTAACAAGGTATAACTTGCAGTATGATCAATTAACTCTTGACCATTATCAATTAACACTATTCCGCTTGAATCAAAACTATCTGAAATTTTAGAAGAGTTTAGAGTTGTAGATAAACCAAATGAATACAACCTTCCAGTAAAACTATAGTCTCCAGATTCATCTCCAGCAATATACATTTTTAATATATTTTGATTACCAAAAAATCCAGGAACGTCATTGCCAAAACTATCAATTAATGTTTTTATGTTAAACCCTATAGAAAATAAAACATTAGACATAATTGGTTCAGATGTAAAAAGCAACTCTGTTGATCCATTATATGTGAGTGAATACTTAATTTCATCAGCATCTTTAATTATTGTAAAATAATCATTGTTTAGTGGATTATATATTTTTACTAATATTTCTTCTGAAAGCAAGTTGTGAGAACTAAATACACCGTAAAAACTATCAACTTGGCTAGAAAGAAGGTTTAGCCTTGGAAAGTTTATGTATGACTCTACTGAATTCCAGGAGTTGTTAGGCCTAAAAGATAAAAACTTATTATCGGTTACTGGGCCAGACTCGTTGTCCTGAATTAATTTATTGTCATCATATAATTCTT